GCAGTTCAAGTTTAACAACCGTGTCATTGATTTTGGCGCGGCAGCAAAGATGGATAGGGCGGAAACCTGGCAGGGCAACCCGCACGATTTACTGGCCTTTGATGAGGCGTGTCAGTTTACCGAGGAAGTGGTCCGTTTCTTAATGGGCTGGAACCGGGCTGCAGATGAAAGTCTCGGCGGTGAGAGTAATACAAGAGTTCGCACCGTTCTTGCATCCAATCCGCCGCTCGGATCAGAAGGCGAATGGATCATAGGGATGTTCAGACCCTGGTTGGATCTGACCCATCCGAACCCGGCAGAACCCGGTGAGCTTCGATGGTTTATTACCGATCCGGATGGAAATGATCTCGAGACCGACGATGCGACACCGATCGAAATAGAAGGGACAACCTACGTCCCCAAAAGCCGGACATATATACCGGCAGCGTTAAGCGACAATCCGTTTCTTATTGATACGGGATATCAGTCGACCCTCGATGCAATGCCGGAACCTTTAAGGTCTGCCATAAGAGACGGGAATTTCATGGCGGCCAGGGAAGATGATACCTGGCAGGTCATACCGACAAGCTGGGTGCTCGAGGCCCATGAGAGATGGCGTCAGGGTAAACCCAAACACTCCATGACCTCTATCGGGCTCGATGTAGCCAGGGGAGGCAAGGACAATACGGTATTTGCACCTAGATATGGAGTCTGGTTTGACGATCTTAAGGTTGTACCTGGGCGCGAGACGCCAGACGGTACGAGTGTCAGCGTCCTTGCTGCAGGCATGCTTAGAGAAGGTGCGGTCGTTGGTGTCGACAATATCGGCATCGGCGCCGATGCAGAAACTGCGCTTAAAAATGCGGGTCTGCCGTTTGAAGGTTGCAACGGTTCTGAGAAAAGTACGGCGCATACCCGGGACGGTTCTTTCGGCTTTACAACGTACCGCAGTGAAATGTGGTGGATGTTGCGCGAGGCTCTGGACCCTGAGTACGGGTTTGATATCGCGCTGCCACCGGATCCTGCGCTTCAGGCTGATCTGACAACGCCAACCTATACAGTACGACCGGGACAGCCGCCCAAGATATATGTGGAGGCCAAGACAGACTGCATTAAACGCCTCGGTCGTTCACCCGATCGAGGTGACGCGGTTGTTTACGCCTGGGCATCAGGCGGCATGGGAGCACAAGACAAGAGACGAAGACCCGGCGATACATTGGGAACACCAAAGCCGGTGACGGACTATGACATGCTCGGGCGCTGAAGCGCTGGTCATCTTTCACGATCAGGGCGGGCATATTCTAGATCCACTCTTAAAGGAGGGTTTCAGGCATTGTTTCTGTGCCGTTCGGGCAGATGACTACTGGATAGAGATCAACGGCTGCCGCGACGGCACCGTGGTCAAGGTCATAGCCGGCGCCGATTTCGATCTGAAAACACATTACGAGACCTACGGCTGCACCGTTCTCGAGGTTGAACGGGGCGGCGCACCCAGACTGCCCCTCGTTTTAAGCAACTGCGTCGGCATCGTGAAGGCGACTCTGGGGCTTGGACATGTCGGGGTTGTTACACCGTATCAGCTTTACAAGAGGATATTACGATCATGCATTTAGTTCTACCGGGCGGAGGGTTTATGAGAGCCTTTTCGCCTTCTCCGCCGCCTCCACCGGCTCCGCCTCCACCTCCGCCGCCCCTGCCCGTCAAGGAGACGGCGCCGGAAGTTCAGGACGCACGGACGACATCAAGGCGCCAGGCTCAACGACGCACGGGATTCCCCTCGACAATAACAACCTCCGGTCTGGGAGTTGCCGGTGATCCAAATGTGACGCGAAGGACATTGCTTGGCTGATGAACCGCGCCCAGCAGATAATCGAGGCACAGCGGCAGAAGAAGGGTGAACGGGCCCAGCTTAACCAGCTCTGGGAAGAGGTGGCCAGTGTTCTTTCTCCCGAGCGGCAGGGCTTCGTCAACAAGACGGTCAATGCGGCACGGAGAACTGAAAAGATCTTCGATACTGTTCCGATCCTTGCCAAACGCGGTCTGGTCAACAGTCTCGGCGCCATGCTTCGACCCAAGTCCTCGGCGCCCGGGAAATGGTTCGACATTGTCCCCCAGGACGAGGAGCTGCTCGACGCCAGACCGGTCAAGGAGTGGATCGAGCATGCCGAAGAAAAATTATGGCGGGCTCTCTATAACCCGAGAGCCCGGTTCATTCAGTCCACCGGTGAGATCGATGACGATCTGGTCACCTTTGGCACCGGCACCGGATACCTGGGGCTGCGTTCCGATCAGCTCGGCTTTTCGTTTCGATCGTTTCACATGGCGAACATTTACATGGAGACCGATGCGGACAATGAGCCAATGGGCGTTTATGTCACGGAGTTCCTGACCTGCAAACAGGCCGCCGATCGCTGGGGCGAGGACAATCTGGGCGAGAAGACGAAGGAAGCCCTCAAGAACATGAAGAGGGGCGATTACCAGAATAACAAGTTTGAATTCATCTGGTGCGTAAAGGAACGGTCCGAGTACGACCCGAGATCAGACAGCAACCTGCAGATGCCGGTGCTGTCCCTCGTCATAGATGTCGACAGCGAACATGAAGTTCTTGAAGAAGGCTACCCCGAGTATCCGTTCTTCCATCCCCGCTGGGATACGCGATCGGGAGAAGTATACGGAAGAGGCGTTGGCGTTCTGGCATTGCCCGACGTTTTAACACTGCAACAGATGGGCAAGACCATGCTGCGCGGATTACATCGCGCCGTGGATCCGCCCTGGTTGCTGCCGGCCGACGGTCTGGTCAATGCACCGCAGATGCGGCCAGGCGGCGTCTCATATTACGATGCAAAAGCGATCCGCAACCTCGGCATAAGTGATCCGTTCCGGCAAATGGAAAGCCGTGCACAGATCCCCTGGGGTCTTAATGCACAGTCTGCAGCTCGAGAACAGGTCATGGCCATGTTTTATAAAAACGTGCTGGATCTGCCGATTGACGGTCCACAGATGACAGCCACTGAAGTGATGGCTCGACGCGAAACCTTCGTCCGGGAAATTGGGGCCATATTTGGATCCCTCGAGAGTTCATACAGCGGTCCTCTTGTGGAACGTGCCTTTAATATAATGATGCGCAAGGGCGCCTTTGGCTCCCCCGAGGAGATTCCTGAAGAGATACAGGGGACCTCGGTCACCTTCAGGTTTGCCTCGCCGATCGAGAAAGCAAAAAGACAGATAGAAGAAGCCACCGTCTTCCAGGGTCTGGACAAGGTTCTGAACCTTGCACAGGTCAAACCCGAAATACTGGACCGGTTCAATTTTGACGAGATCGGAAAGTTCGTGGCCAAGGCCAACGACTTCCCGCCCGAGCTCACTAATGACGACGCAACCGTCGAGGATATCAAGGAAGCCAACGCCCAAGCCCAACAACAACAGGAAATGATGGATGTCATGGAGAGAGGGGCAGGCGCACTTGGTAAACTTCCGGCTCCGATGCTGGAGGGTGAGGCTGAACCCGTTCCTGCATGATCAAGCGTAAGCCGAGACCCGAGCCTGATCTTGAAGCATTCAACAGGGCACTGGCGGACGTTGCCGGTGTTTCCGAGCTGGATGGGCTCGATGTCGCCAGACTTTTTCGCCAGTTCTTTCTGAACGACGAAACCGGAGCAGGCAAGAAGATAATGTTCCTGCTGCTCTCGTGGTGCGGTGAATACGAAATTGACGATCCCGATGATCCGGATGGCCGGGTCCCGCCGGTAGATCCGGCATTACTGCAACGTTGGGCCGGTAAGCGTGAGATCGCTGCCAAAATCAAGGCAGCGCTCTATGCCGATCTCCGCGACCCGACATTAATATAGGAGAGACTATAGACTATGACTGCAGAAGAAACCGAAGGCGCTAACGTAGCGGAAGCTGCCGAGGCTACCCCCGAGGGCTCTGAAGAGACCTCTGAAGAATCAACAGCCGATCAGGGCTGGCGCGAGGCGATCGACGACGACGCAACCCGCAAGCTCGCCGATCGATATACCTCGCCGGCTGCCATGGCCAAGGCATTGCGCGAAGCCAATACTGAACTGTCGTCACGGGTGAAGATGCCCGGTGAAGATGCTTCAGAAGAAGATATAAATAAATTCAGGAAGGCCATGGGCGTTCCCGATGAAGTCGCCGGGTACAATATACCAAAGCCCGAGCACTACCCCGACGAGATCTATAACTCGGAGGAAGTTCAGGGGCGTGTCAACGGTTTTGCCGAGGCCATGCACAAGGCAGGCGCATCCAGTTCCGCCGTCGAGGCCGCACTGCAATGGTACTGGGGGCAGGAAGCTGCCGGCCAGGAAGCCATGTCAAAGTACGACAGGGAACATCAGGAAGCGGCCGAGGCTGAATTGCGTAAGGAATGGGGTTCAGACTATGACGGCAACAAGAATTTCGCGCAGGATTTCGTCAAACAGTATGGCGGCGAGGATCTGCTGAAAATGGAACTGAAGGACGGCACGCTGCTCGGTTCAAATCCCTACTTTGCACGGATGGCGGCCGAAGCCGGACGGAGGGTTTCCGAAGGCGGCCTGCAGATGGGAGTGGCCGGCACCGAAGCCGGACAGGACATACAGAAAAGTTACGACGAGCTCAGTGACCAGATCTATGACGCTCATCGCCGCGGCGAGGTCGACAAGGCCAGACGTCTGGATGCGGAACGCAGTGAGCTTTCCAAACAACTGTTCGGCGATCGAAACATAGGAGCGGCATGAAGATAATGCTTTTGTCGATTATCCTGCTTCTGCTGCTCTAGATGGTTCAGCTCTTTTTCGTCTCGGTTCTGGTCTTGACGACCAGGACCCCGGCACTGGGGTGGATCCAGTGGACTGAATCCTACAGTGAAAAGAAAATCTGCGAGGATATCATCCGCAGGGACTATTCCCGGATCGAGGACGCCGTCAAAACCTACCTCGGGGCGGCCCTCAAGCAGGTTCGGCAAATCAGGTGCTCCACCTATCAGGAGGCCCTAAAAATGAATACGGAGCTGGGGCACTGATGAAGAAACGGATTCACGTTAACCAGCATGTTATTCGGCGCAACCGTAAAGCAGGCGAGAACAAGCCACCGTTAACGGTGAAGAGTTACAAATCCAACGAATATGCGCATGAGGTCGAATTGACCGGCCCCTCAAAGGTCGTTTACAGTCCGGATAAGCCCTTGAGCTGCGGCGCCCATGTTTGGATAGAGACAAACAGCGACGTTATTACGAAGCCGGGGCGCTGATGTATGTTCTATACGTTGTCCATTCTCTTGTGCCTGTCTACATAAAAAAGGGGTGGAGGGTCCTCAACAGCATGGAGGCCAACCATCACGGGCGGTATTCGGTCATTATGGGAAAAGACGAGCTCGACGACGCTGATCTCGAGAGCGAGGAACCACAGACATTACCCAGTGTGACTAGTGTCGCGTAGACAGGGTTACCGTGTCCGCGTAACCGATAAGCCGCGTTACTATGTGGGCGTCTTCGAAAAGTCGGGACGTATGGCAGAGCCGTGGGTCGAGGCCGGCTACAGGGCAATATGCGTTGACATCGATGTCGATGCAGGAGCCCGCAACGGTATTGAATTTATTAAAGCCGACATGCGCACATGGGTTCCGCCGCGAAAAGTGGTTGAGCAAGGTGTCGCATTTTTTGCGGCCTTCCCGCCATGCGACCATCTGGCAGTAAGCGGTGCAAGATGGTTCAAGGGCAAGGGGCTTGGCGCACTTGCAGATTCAATTACACTTTTTGAACGTGCTGCATTCTGGGCCGACTGGTTTGGCGCACCTTATCTTATAGAAAATCCTGTCAGTACCATTTCAACCTACTGGCGAAAGCCTGATTATTCATTCCATCCATGGGAATACTGTGGGCTTTGCCCTGATGACGAGTACACCAAGAAGACTTGTCTCTGGACGGGCAACGGCTTTGTAATGCCGAAGCCTGACCATCCTGATCAGGTAAATCCTGACGACAGGATGCATCATGCATGGGCGCGGCCAGACACAAAGGAGTTTCGCAGCGCAACGCCAACGGGATTTGCCAAAGCAGTCTTTAATTCAAACCAGCCAAACGGTTAATTCAAAGGAGATAATACATTGCCTCAGGTCGGAAAAGTTCATTATCCCTATACCAAGAAAGGGAAAGCGGCAGCCGCTGCTGCTGCAGCCAAAAAGAAAAAGAAAGGCAAGAAGAAGCCGACCAAGCGAAAGACTATGAGGTGAATGTTGGTGAAGTCGCAACCCCGGAAACCTACAAGGAACGATGTCCCATGTGTGGCTGCGATAAACCCAAAGTTTTTGTGCACGGCCACTATCAGTGCGCCGATTGTAAATGTATAGCCGACGGCGACTGCTGCCAGGGACAAGGTGACTAGATGTCTACTTCCATGCCCCGCAGCTTTATCAAAGCCTCGGCCAGTAAAAAGAATTCGGCCAAAAAAAAGGCCAAAGTAATTAGGAAATCAAAGCCCAAGTTGAAGCGATGATCTCCTGATAGGGTGAGGACGGCGGCACCCCGCGGAAGCGGCCCGTCGATCACCAACACATACCCTGAAGGCGCTGGAAATGATCCCGTGCTGCGGCCCGAAAGGCACCCCGCAGCGCCAACCGATCCGGCTACCCCGACGGCGGTTTGTTCTCCCATCAACTTAAATTGGAGGATAAGCCAATTTCAACATCCATAAGCACCGCATTTATTGGTGATTATAACAAGGACGTGCATCTCGTTTTCCAACGGGAAGGCTCGATGCTGCGCCCCGCTGTTTACACCAAAGATGGAATTGTAGGATCGGTGGCCTACTTTGAGAAACTTGGAACTGGCGTTGCCACGACCAAGTCAAGACATGGGGAAATAACTCCCATGAACGCGACCCATACCCAGCCCTCCTGCACGCTTGCAGATTTTTACGCTGGCGATTGGGTTGATCTACTGGACGAAGCCAAGACTAACATCGATGCCCGCATGGCTTATGCCAAGTCGGGTGCCTATGCCCTCGGTCGCAAGGTTGATTCCCAGATCTCCACGATCCTGGATTCAACTTCTGAAAGCACGATCACCATTGCGGTGACCAGTGCTGCAGCGATCCAGGCTGGGCTGATTACGTTTGTCGAGGCTTTGGACGCAAACTCAGTACCTAACGACGGCCAGCGTTACGGCGCCGTGTCCCCGCGTATGTGGGCACAGGCCATGACGGTCGATTCCTTTGCTTCCGCTGATTACGTTGGATCAAACGGGCTGCCTTTTACCGAAGGCGCACCTGGCCACCGTAAATGGAAGGACTGGATGGGAGTCAAATGGTGCATGCACCCGAACCTCGAAGGTCAAGGTACTTCTACTGCGAAACACTACGTCTGGCATAAAAGTGCTATCGGTTATGCAACTGGTAAGCATGCCGGAAACGTGGCTTCAAATGATTCCGTTTCGGCGGACATCACTTGGCACGGTGATCGTGCTTCGCATTTCGTTAACCACATGATGAGCGGTCAGGCTGTTCTAATCGATACGACAGGTGTTATCGAAGCGAACAGTAACGATACAACCGCTGTCGCAACATCCTAAGGAGGGCTGAATAATGGCATTTGCAATTGCTAACTTAACGCAGCTCGCCCATGGAAATGGTTTCAAGCTCTGGCACTACACCAGTGCTGACGCCATCGCGACTGTGAATACTGCTGCATACTTTAATGATGCCTCGGACATGCTAACCGTCCGGGACGTCATAATCTGTGTGGACTCAAATACACCGACGACAGATATCGTTAGTGTTTTGACTAACGCATCAGGTGTTGTCGACGTAAGTAATGGTTTAGCCATTACTGAAGCCGACGCTGACTAAGGCTTCTGCCTGCGGGAGTGCTTTCGGGCGCTCCCGTTTCTTTATAGTCCGGGAATAAGGGGCCCTGGTCTCAACCCGGGAGCGGGACAGACGGCTGGCGCTCATAATTCCCCGACGCCGTTTCTTTTTCAGGAGACCCATTATATGGCTAATTCAAGTCCGGAAAACTTCGAGTATATCTCGAGGCTCAAGTTTGCGAGCACCCTTCGTTACTCAACCCAGCACAGGCCCGAATGGCTGCTGGAAGACAATTACTTTCACAATTCCGCCCCCCAGTATCTGGAGGTCGGTGACGAAATCGACGTTGTCTCCTTTTCGGAGGACGGTTCCTATACGAAAGGACTGCTCGAGGTCGTCAAGATCGATCGTTCAACAACGGTTGTTCAGCAGTTAGATGCCTGGCGCAGTTCCGACAAAAAGGACGCCAGGAAGATGTGTGCCGTCCATACCGGTTCTGGAAAATGGTCGGTCATCGATGAATTCAACACCGTCATTGCCAAGAACCTCTCCAAGGTAGAGGCCGAGGCAATGGCGCCAACACCGAAAAAACCGAAGGCCAAAGCCAAGGCCGCATAAGGAGTAACCCATGGCGAGTGAAGTCGGCATCTGTAACGCTGCACTGCAGCTCATCAAGAATTCCAAGCAGATCACGTCCCTTGAGCAGGGCACAAAGGAGGCCAATGCTTGCGAGATCATCTTTGACGAGATGCGCGACGCCATGCTCGAGGTCCATAACTGGAACTTCGCAACAAAACGGGTCAAGCTGGGCCAGCTCACCGATACCCCCGCCTTCGAGTGGGACTATTCCTATCAACTCCCCAGTGACTTCCTGAGAGCGGTCAGCGTCCACAATAATTCTTCAGGGCGCGACCGCATCCCCTACAAGATCGAAAACGGCGTGGTGAATTCCGACGCCTCC